TATACAAGAAGGGCGTTCTCTTTTTTGTGGAGACTATGAATTATTCAGGTTAAAATCTACACCTGCATATTTTATGTTTTTAAAGACTATGTCTTTATTGTCGGAAAGATAATCTTCCGTCCCATATTTGTTTCTTAATACAGGCAGAGCTTTTTCTCTGGAAATTCCAAAAGGTATTCCGCCAATAACTGTTATTTGCTCTTTTTTTAAATTGGCTTCCATAATAGAATCAACAACAGTCTGTGAAGAAGCCATGTTTATATTAAGTGAGTCTTTAGATGTCAAATTGCCATATTCTTGCGCATTTGCAAAGAGTGGTGCAATAAACATTAATACGATTAGGAGCTTTTTCATACTATTGAATTTAAGTTTTACATTTATATTAATATCGTAAAAAGATGTATGTTAATTATAGAATTACTTCCAACTCTATCCCAGTCAAATTAAAGTATATATTTTGGAGTTGATTCAGATATTCTATTTGCTTAAAAACTCTGTTAGAGAGCATTACTCCATAGAAGTTAGTACGAGTATTATATAATATCCAGAAATCTTCTATAGTCAATAATCGTTGTTCTTTTATTTGGAATTCATAATACTCGATATTAAATCCGCACTTTAACAGCAATCCTTCTGTGAGAGAAATAGGTTCTACCATAGAAATAGGAACTTCACCGTAAAAAGTCCCACCATTTACATGACATTCCAGGTACAAGGAATTAAGACTAATGGCATGTACTTTGCATATAGTACCTGCAGGTATTTCAACTCCTACGTACTGGTAATCTTTCGATAGCTTTACATAGTTGCCTAACCTTAGTTCTTTTGTATCCATAGCTTGCTATTGTCCTATCTGGTTTCTGGCTTTAGTTCAACATTCACACTAACTGGGAACTCGTTCCCGCAGTGTGGGCATTTGACAGAAAGAGTGTTCGACGGTAGTTGCACTTCTTCTGGGGACGCGAATAGTTGCCACATGGGGACGTTGATAGCTTCTGCTATTTTGGTTAGTACTTTTATGGAAGGATTTCCTGATATATGCTGATTAAGTCCACTTAAAGTTATACCTATTTTTTTAGCTACATCTTGCGTAGTCATCCCTTGTTGTTCTATGGCTTCTCTGATTCTCATATAATAAAGTGATTAATATTTATAGCAAAGGTAGTAATATTTCGCATGCAACAAGTTATAACTTGCACAAATAAAGTTAAAGACAAGTTTTTTCTTGTAATAATGCTTGGTCAAACAAGTTATAACTTGTATCTTTACATCAAATAAAAGAACTAATAACAATTAACTCCTAAATATATGAAACGCTACAATTTATCAGAGATAATGAAAAACGCTCACAGATCCTACAAGTATTCAGGTAAGAGGCAAGGCAAGACCTTCGGTGAGTGTTTAAAGTCAGCGTGGAGACTTGCAAAACTCCAAGCCAACTTCACAGTAGAAGCGGTAAAGGAAAGAACTGATAAATTCTTGGCAGAAAGACACGAAGCGATGAGTAAGGCTGCTAAGGCTACAATGCACGAAGGCTACAATAATAAGAACATTCCAGTATCGGCTTATTACAATGTAAACAGTACTGGTAGATTCGGTTCACGCTACGTAGGTGATTGATTATTTAAATATTAAATATTTAGAGCAATGGACAATATTTTAAACTCAACAGTTGAAATGAGCCAAGCCGAACTTATCCTTCAGCTAGCTCAAACGAATGTGGAACAGGAGAAAAGACTTAAATTGACAGAACAAAGATTAGCTGCACTTGAAGAGAGCGTAAAGAAATTATCTTCAAAGTGTATCGGCAACTATGGATGTTCAACGATGTCATCATATATCCAGAGGTACAAATTGCCGATCTATGTGAGTGACATATCGAAGCTTAGTAATGATGCTGCACGCTTATGTAGGAAAAGGGGGTATCCTGTCAACAAGGTAAATATTGAGCGTTTCGGTACAATCAATGTTTATCCGGACTTCATTCTCCACGAATTACTAGATGACTATATAAGGACCACACAGCGTCTAAATGGAAGTATAATGGGATAATAATATAAACTATAGATCAATGATTAAGGTAGATATAAAACTGTACATGGCTATGTTAAGCTCATTCACCGAATGTGCGCAATATAGATCCGAATGTTACCGGTTAGAAGCTGAAAACGAAAAGTTGAGATCCAAGCTGTTAGATAGCTTAAAGGTTTCTCGTTCTTCCCGTAATCAGGTCGAGTACTTTGATTATGGTAGCCGAATGGGAGCTAACTAAGTATGAAAGTTGTGTCAGGGATTCGTCCTAGCACTTTAAGTTGATGCCAATCGATGCAGTGACAATCTGAAAAATGGTTGTCACTGTTTTACCGGTTTTAAGTGGTTCTAAGTGAATCATGCAATTTAAAATAACAATATCATCCTTGATTATTCAAGGTAATATAGAGTTGAAAATAGTATATAAAACAATTTAATGAAGTAGTAATGAATGGAATATTAATAAATGGAGTTTTCCATGAAGCCATACAGTCAGATACTGCAAGTTTTAAATGCGATAAATGTTCGTTGAAAGATTTTTGCGAAGAAATTGGTACGTCTACCTTATCTTATTTTCCTCTTTGCGAACATTTGACAAATGATAAATTAATTGTATTTGTCAATCGTGGAAATATTAATATAAAAACAGAAGATGTTACTCAAAGCAAAGTTTAGAATTGATTTCAAGGCATGGCAGTATGGTGGAAAAATGATAAAGATGTCTGAGGACTTAACTTTACCATACCGCACTGAAGAAACCAATATGCATAGCTCATCAACTGTATATCGTGCTGCAATGAATGAAATACAGGGAATACTTGAAACTGCGATAGAAATAAAACATATCTATTTGCTTACAGAATATGAAGATATTAATCAATAATAATGAAGATATGATGGAAAAACTTTTAGTATGGAAAATATACTCAACAGCGGATGTATTTGGAGTTAAATCTTATTTTTCTGAAGATGGCAGGAAAAGCTTTTCTTCTGCCATGTTGTTCAGGGGATTGATGGGAAATTATTTGGAATAGCTAATAACTAGAATAGAGATGAGTAAGATTATATTTCTCGACTTTGACGGTGTAATAACCACACTGAAAAGTAAATGGACTATTGATAATGAAAAGGTTGAATTGGTCAAACAGATTTGTGATGCAACCGGAGCTAAAATTGTGATTTCTTCTTCTTGGAGAAGATATACTTTGGAGCAGACATTAGAAAAAATCACAAATCAAGAAAAAGTTTACGGACATAATCCTTTCCCGTATCCCGAATATATTGTAGGCATTACTTCAAGAATGTATGGTTTCAAATATGGAGAAAGAGAAACACATTATGCTGCATGTCGTGGTTTAGAAATCAATCAATGGTTAAAAGAACATGAAGATGTGACCAATTATGTAATCCTTGATGATGATTCTGATATGTTGCTTTGTCAAAAGAAGCATTTCATAAAAACTCATGCTTTACGTGGAATATCCAAGCGTGATGTAAAAAGGGCTATTAATATATTAACTAAAACATGAATAGGTATGAAAGAACCTTTTACTGTAGAACAAGTCAAGAAGATGTATTTTTCGCAATTTGATGAAATTTCTTGGTATATAGAGCATGATAAATTTAAAATTAATTCTATTCGTCGATGCCTTAAGGAAAATGAGAAATGTTATTTGGGCAATTTATTAGAGACAGCTAAACGTTATTTTTCTGGCAGTTTACGAGATTTTCAAAAATGTGGGATTAATACTGTTGAGATAAAAAAAGAATGGGAGAAAGTGATTGATGAAATCCAAAAAGAAATTGTCAATAATTTGTAATTATTTAGAAATGAGTAAATTAAAACGCCTACAATACGGTTACTTTCTGATAAAAGGGATAAACCTAAAGGAAGTAATGATAGAGAATAGATTTATAGAAGATATATCGACCATTTAGGAAGACTATCTAAAAATCACTTACCTTTTTAATTAACTAGTAACCAGAATAGATATGAAGAAAATTGAATTTTACCCAGGAATCAATCTTGATAAAGCATATCAAGAATTGCAGGACAATGCACCATGTTATGGTGAATTTAACGAGAAAACGTTGTATTCTACTGATTCTCTCGATGACGTGTATGTCAAAGTGACTGGCAAGTCAAAAGTAGAGCATGATGAATATATCCGTAAAATACACGAAGAGTATGATCGTAAGGAAGCGGAGTTTAAGGCTAAGATCCCGCAATTAACCGAAGATTACAGAAAACGTGCAAGGGGTATTATTCCGGAAGAACATTTGAAATACTGGGATGAAATTGTCCCTATCAGGTTGAATGATCTCTATCATGGCATGGAGCTTGATTGTTGGTTAGCGTTTATTGAGATTCTGAATGATACCTCTAAAAAAGAACTGGAAAGATTTGAGAGGTGTCGGTCTTTGTTCTCCAAGCAAGGTCACAGCGGCATGAGTGCGGGGCTTGTTTTTAGCGGACTGAAGCGTTTTCATCCATTGGGAGAAATGTTGGTATCATACATTAACGACTCTATAAAAGCATAGCACCTCTTATGGAAGAAAAAAAGAATATTGGCGAAGTCACCCTCGGATATGGGGATGGCCCGTTAAGAAAAATTGGAATCACAGATATGGTTCGGTGCGAATTTGCAGATCACCGTCTTGTTACTGTTGCACATACAGACGAAGATGCCTACCTGTTATCGGTAGAAAATCCTCAAAGTTCCGGACGTGCTACCCAAACGAATATGTATTTGACAGAAGGAAGCGCAGCTGCTCTTTTTTATACTTACATCTTATATTTGGAACATAACGGAACAGATGCAAATGAGTTATTCAAGAAATACATACTTGATGATAAAGAGATCAAATATGAATTTTCACCTAAAGATTAATATTACATCATCATGGAAATAAACTGTAAATACTGCCCTAAAAATGATGGTACAGGTGCGTGCAATATAGACGACTGTCCCCTAACCCCCATCATACAAGAAATGGAAGAAATAAGTGGATTCTTGAATATTACATGCCAAAACAATCCTGTAGAAATACAGGAAAGGATTGCGGCTACTATGGTATATGTAGTAAGAACCGGTGAAATGCTTGCAGATGCTAAAAGAATGCTTCGCAAAAGAAAATCGGATGAAATACAAAACACCATTATTAAGATAGCGCAGGAAAACTGCTTGTCTGCAAAAGTGCAAAATGCCCTACTTGATAGTATTGCAGAAAACGAATCATTCTTAGTTGATCGACTAGATCGACTTAACGCTTCAGCAACGCATCAGTTAGACGCATTACGCACCCTATTGAGTTATGAAAAGGAAGCTTTACGGCTAAATAAGACTGGATATTAGAAAAAAAAAGTTAATCACGGAAAAATAACCGATAAAAGTGGCATTAGTAATGTCATTTATTTGTAGATTTACACCGTGAAAATAATTAATCATCTTAGTGGGATTTGATGATAAACAAGATATTAAACAGGCTTTCTTGGAGTACATACCTTAATCCCACATCAAAGGTATAGAAACTTGAAAGCCGCTGTTTTTAATATATGAATACTTAATATGGCTCGAAATAAAGAAGTTGGGCTGGACTATTCCCCTTTTGATATAAATTTCTTTCAAGACATAAAGATAAGGAAACTAATCAAGTACCAGAGTGGCAAGGCTATAACTGTATATGCTCTCCTGCTATGTCTTATCTACAAAAGTGGGTACTACGTGAGGTGGGATGAAGAGTTGGCTTTCATTATATCGGAACAAACCGGGTTTGAAGAGTCGTATATACTTGAGGTCATTAAATGCTTTATGGCACTAGGGTTATTATCCAAAGAATTATATGATAAGGAGAAGATTTTAACATCTAAAGGAATTCAGAAACGATGGATTAAGTTGACAGATTATGTTGGTAATAATTTCCTAACATCAAAGTTGAATTTATTGGGTAGCGCTATAAAAATCCCTAAATATAAGTTGGATCCTGAATATAGGAGGATGTTTAATATCAACGTAAAAGAATGGATGAGAATTTCAAGAGCTGTATTTAAAAGAGATAATTACACATGCCAGTATTGCGGTAAAGTAGGTGGCAAATTAGAGGTTGATCATATATTCCCTTTCTCTAAAGGTGGAAGTGATAGCTTGAACAATCTGACTACTGCCTGCCAAAAATGCAATAGGCAAAAGCGTGATAAGTCCGTTGATGATTTTCTAAAATGGAGGGCTAATCATGGCAAGACCTAATAAAACAGGATTGGATTACTTTCCTTTAGATATAGATTTTTTCGATGACGAAAAGATTGTAGCCATATCCGGGGAATTCGGGATTAAAGGAGAAATTGTTGCAATCAAACTGCTTTGTGCGATATACCGAAATGGATATTTCATACTGTGGAGTGATTTGTTCAAATTCAAACTTCTTAAAAATCTTCCCGGAGTGTCTTCTGAATTATTTGACAGTATTTTGAACCGTTTAGTCTTATGGGGCTTCTTTGATAAATCCCTGTTTGATTCGATGGGAGTTCTTACTAGTGTAGGCATTCAGAAACGATATTTCAAAATATCTAAAAGGCGTAAATCTGTTGATGATTTTAGATACCTATTAATCGAAATTAGCGGTTGCGAAAACAAGGAAGTTTTTTCTTCCGACGATGGAGATTTATCGAGCGATACAGTTAATGTTTGCAATAACGGAGTAAATGTATGCAATAACTCTTTTAATGCCGATATTAATGTGCGCAAAAACATCACAAAGGAAAGAAAAGTAAAGGAAAGTAAAGAGAATATTATTATTCCCCCCACACCCCCCAAGGGGGTTGAGGATTTAGAAAAAGTTATTTCTGAAAAAGATCATGCTTTGAATGAGGCTTTAGCTAAGATCAAAGAACTTGAAAAACAGAGATCCCAAAGCAAACCTGCAAAGCCTAAACGGGCTAATAGCCTAAATGCTAACGCTCGAAAGGCTTTTGAAGATCATTTCAGGAACACTTTTGGCGAAGAATATTACTGGACTGCCAAAGATGCCGGCAATATGTCCCAGTTGCTTCGTAAGCTAACATTTTCACGGGAACAAAGACAGATACCCGTTGATGATGCCTCTGTGTTGTACGCTCTTCAAGTATTCCTGACGTCCGTCAAGGATAGTTGGTTACTGGATAACTTTAGCGTAGCTAATATTAACTCGAAGTATAACGAAATCGTTTCTAAGGCAAAAAATGGAAATTCTGGAAAAGAAATTATCGGAACAACTACAACAGATTCAACAGAGAAATTCGTTTGCAGCAAAGCTGAAAAAGGAGCAGATCGGGAATCTGATAGAGCGCCACAGAAAGACTATTCTTCAAGATTTTGAATATGACTTGACTAATCCCAATGAGTTTTATGCCCATCGTGATTTTATCAGGTATATCGGGAATAACTATATGGGGCGTGAATTCAGAGAGTTTGAAGTAGACGAAAACAACTCGAAAGTGTTGTCTTTTCTGCTTTACTACTTCAATGGATGCCGGTATGCAGAACAGGTTTTTCCGGATGAAGATTATAAAATTCATAAAAACCTGCTACTTGTCGGAGAACCAGGTACTGGTAAAACGATGCTGATGCAGATTTTTTCTGATTATCTACGATTGACTCATAACCCGAATACTTTTGAAAATCTATCGGTTACTCAAATGATGAACTATTACAAGATGAATGGTCATATCGACCGACATACGTTCAATGAAGGACAATCGAAAGGATTTAAACCGGAACCGTTTAACATCTGTTTGAACGATATTGGGTTGGAAACGGAGAATCAGAAAAGTTATGGTACTAGTCTAAACAGTGTGATAGATGAATTTTTATATGCAAGATATGAGATTTACCAGCAATTTGGTAAGATGTATCACATAACAAGTAATCTTGATGCAGAAGAATTTAAAAAGCGTTTTGCTGATCGACTTGTTGACCGATTCAAGAGTTTCAATCTGATACCCCTTACAGGAAATAGTAGAAGGAAGTAGTTGATATACAACAAGTTAAATTAATCTAAAGCCCTACAGATAAGGAAAGTAACGTTTGTTTACAAGTTAAAAAACAAGTAACTTTATACCTGTAAATCAGAAACATATAAAAACATAAGAGCAATGAAAACAATTAGAAAATTAACAGAAAAAGAAGTGGTACTCAACAGGCTTACTCAATCTATTCTTATGCCTGTTATCTACCTACTAAATCACAAAACCAATAACCGAACAGATGATGATCCAAGGTTATCCAGTAATTTGTAACGGTATTCATTATCAGGGAAGATACCTGAAACCAATATGTAAACGGTGCAAGTTATATACAAAAGCAAAGCAGCCATTTCATAAGTCATGGCGCATAAGTGGAATTGAAAAATGTATAATTAACTATGTTAGTAGGAACAACAAATCTTAATACGACCCTCAACTTAACGTATGTGTTGGCAGATGTCGTAGAAACTCTTCTCCTTGATATGAGAAGTGAAATGAAAAAGCAAGGTTATGATTTACGTCACGATGCCAAGCATAATTTCAACACGGCGATAGCCGCTATACGCCGGCTGAAACAAGATGTAGACAAGACCCAGCTTTCTACTCAGGAGAACTTCGGAAACGACTCAGACTGTCTCCTTGCCTTCATCAAGCTGCTGATAGATCGCTGTGGTGACGACGACAAGAAGATGTTCTCGTTCTACAACTACATCAAAAGTTATCCTTCGCAGCTAGGGCTTGAGCTGTCTGATGAGAAGAGTGTGTTTGCTCATATCTTTGATAATTAAGGCTGCTCGGTCAATTTCAGGGGACATGTTTTTTTTAGAAAGTAATAATTCAAAACAAAAATAGATATGAGTAAAATAGATTTGAACGCCCTTCGTGATGGTGCATATAAAACCGCTTGTGAACACGGCTTCCATGATCAGGAATTGAGTAACGAGCATTGTTTTTGCCTTGTAATATCCGAACTCATGGAAGCTGTGGAAGCTGATAGAAAAGGTAAACGAGCCAATGTTGATCGGTATAATAAGAAGATTGCTAACAGCCGCATTTGTCAAGGGTTAGACCCAGACATTCCCAAAGAGCGTGGTTACGAAGTCGCATACAATGAAACTATAAAAGGCTCAATTGAGGAAGAGCTAGCCGATGCTGTAATCCGCTTGCTTGACCTTGCAGGACTTCGAGGAATAAGCCTTGAACTTGCCAACGGAGATATTGATGACTGTATTGAAGATATGGCAGAAGCCTGTAAAGACGAAACTTTCACCGAATCAATCTATTCCATCTCTACACTTCCTGTTAGGTATGACGGAATATTTGATTTACCTACAGCCGTGAATGATATGATACTATCAATCTTCGGGCTTGCCAAGCACTTAGATATAGACCTGCTTTGGCACATCGAGCAGAAAATGAAGTATAACCAACTTCGTGAGAAGATGCACGGGAAGAAGTATTAACCCTCAATACAACTAAAGAAATGAAGAAAAATAAAAGATTTACAACGCCATGCTATATGGTTGTTAAAGACGGAAATCACGCTAATCGTCTAATGATAGCATTAAAAAGCATAGGCGACAGAAAAGTATATGGAATACCAGAAAATGTTACATATCCTTGTGTTTGTGGAGTATCCACGAACATTATATCATTCGGTGAATTGAATGATTTAGCCGGATTCATTAATTGTGAAGAAAATGAGGATTTGTTTCTTGCTTTAGCATCCCTGCGAAATGATTCAGATATTCATCAATGGTTTACTGATGGTGAGAAATGGGTAATCAGCGATATCCATTCTCTTCTTGAACTAAAAGAGTATTTCCAGTTAATTAAATTCGACTACTCAAAAACTCACAAGGCAACAGCCGAAGAACTTATCAAGCATTTTAATTCGTAACAATTAGAGAAATGAATAAAAAGGAGCAGCAAGCAATCGACTTTCTTCGCAGCATGGAACGTGACGATCCGATGTGTTTAGGCTTTTCTGGAGGCAAAGATAGTGTTGTAATTCTTGACCTTGCAGAGCGTTCCGGTATAAAGTATAATGCGTCTTACGCAAATACGACGGTTGATCCACCTGGCACAATCAGTTTTATAAAGAAGAACTATTCACAGGTTCAGATACTTCATCCAAAGAAATCATTCTTTCAGTTGGTTGAAAGCAAAGGACTACCCGGCAGAATGAGGCGTTTTTGCTGTGAAAAATTGAAGGAGCAATATGGTATCGGTCAGCGTACAATTGAGGGAATGAGGGCAGAAGAAAGCCAATCACGGGCATTATATGAGCCGGAACAATGTGATGTACGTAAATGGATGAAAGGCGCGAAGCATATTCTTCCGATCCTTAACTGGTCAGAAGTTGATGTTTGGAACTATATCCGAAAATATGGACTTCCATATTCTAAATATTACGATGCACCTTACAATCTTTCCCGTCATGGTTGTGTTGGTTGTCCTCTCGCAGGATGCAAGCAGATGCAGACGGAATTTAAGATATTTCCCGGCTATGCTCGTAGAATGATAGTCGCCATTGAACGATACATGAACAATAAGCCTAACAATGCTCTTGCTAAGAATTTCAGTGATCCGTATGAAGCCTTTTACTTTTACATCAATGAAATGCCGATGCAGGATGTTAGACGTTTGAAAAAGGGACTTTTTCATTTTAATGCGAAAGAGGTTATACAGAAAGAGATTTTAAATAGAATAGAGTAAAACAAGATAGAAATGAAGAAAAATAAAGGATTTACAACACCGTGTTTTATACGCAAAAACACACCGGAGCTTCGGAAGAAGTTGGAGGAGTTGGGATATATAAAAAATTCCCCAATATGGACGGATAATTGCAGTATAATATGGGCTTATCAATATCCAGAAAAAGGATTCGATACTCCTAATTATGTAATTGCAGATTCTTTTGATATTCCTTTTGATAAAGACAGTATTTTATGTGGGAAATTTATTGATTGCGGAGCCAACGAGGATTTATTCCTTGCCATTGCCGCATTGAGAGACGATACTGACGATAATCAACTATTTATTAATGACAAAGGAGATTGGGGGATATGGCGTGATAATACAAAATACGATGGATTATCGGGCATAGACTTTTACGGAATGCCTAACGACCTTAATGTGGACAATTATCATAAGGCTACCACAGAAGAGCTAATCGAACACTTTAAAGGAAAGGAATAGCAATGAGTGAAGAAGAAATGCGAAATACAATTAAGGATCAGTTAAAACAACTAAGCAAAGAACAGTTGATTGATGCTCTTACTGGTATTTGTATGGTAAATCCTGCGTTTAGAATGACAAATGCTTTAAGTAGTTTGCAATGTGCCAATATAAGAGATGCTATAGATGGAATACAACAAGTAAATGAGAGTTTTGATCCATTGCAACGAATATTAGAAAAGGAGGTGAATCATGGATAGTATACAGACACAAACCTTTTCTATCAAAGGGAATGACAATGCTATGGCATATATTGATTTTTGTGATGGGGATTTATGCGTTTCTGTTGTAGTAGAAGGCAAGCAGGCGGATTTTCACTTTGAGCCTGTTACTTTGAAGATGTTTGCCTATGCTTATAAGTTACATTGTGAAGAACTAAAGAAAGGAAAATAGCAATGACTGAAGAAGAAATGCGGAATATAATCAAGGAGCAGTTGAAACAACTAAGTAAAGAAGAGTTGATTGATACTCTTACTGATATTCGTATGGCAAATCCTATATTTAGAATTGCAAACGCTTTGAGTTGTTTACAGTGTACAAATATGAAAGATTCTATAGATGGCATACAACGAGTAAATGAGAGTTTTGATCCATTTCAGCAAATATTAGGAAAAGAAGAATAATTATGAAAATAGATACAGAGTTTAATGTAGGCGATAATGTTTGCTATCTAAGTGGAGACAATATCTGTTATTCCACTGTAAGCAAAATAACTATTGAAATATCCTATACAGATCGTATTTTTTTGATGGTATACAAGCTCTCTGACGGTTTAAGTGTACCAAGAAACAATTATCCACTTTGGGATAAAATACTTTTTAGAGACAAGAAAAGTTTAATAGAATATTTGGAAAGTAAGGAGTGATAATTATGGAAGAAAAATTTGTATCATTGGATACTCTTAAATCGCTGACAGAGCAAGGATTTTGTTATTATCATTTCCCTACTCAGTCTTTTGCTCAAAAGTGGCTGCGCGAAACCAAGAATATGCATATAGCCATCATTAGAAATGTTTGTGGTTATGGTTATGATATATGCAAGGCTGATAATGGAACTTTTATAGCTGCCGGTATATTCGACGGTCCTAACGATGGTGGTCAGTGGGATACTTACGAAGAAGCATTAGAAGCTGGAATACAGAAAGCGTTAAAAATAACGGAGGTATAAAATGAATCGTACAATAAAATTCAGAGGCAAAAGCATATACGATGAAGAATGGCTGTATGGCTCTCTTGTTAAGATCGAAAAGGATAGATATGCCGTCATTCCACCCTTAAATGATATCGACATAGGGAAAAGCATCGGTATGTATGAGGTTTGTATTGAAACCATAGGACAGTTCACCGGCTTGTATGACAAGAACGGAAAGGAGATCTATGAAGGAGACATTGTAGAACGTATTACCCCTAAAAATCCCAATTTCGGATTTATTGGCAATGTCGTATTTGATAAAAACATTGCTCTTTTCTGTGTTGAGCATAATAAATTTGGTTCTAATTCACGCACACCATTTGTCATGCCAGACGATTGGATGGATGAATATTCAAATAAGCTAAAATGTGAATTTGAAATTAAAGGCAACATCTACGATCACCCGGAATTAATCAAGGAGGAATAAAATGGAAAAGTACTACTATTATGCCTTTCGTTGCAAGGGTAGATTTGGATCTGGAATTCGTTGTGAAAATAACGGCTGTTTCAGCCTGGCAGAAATACATAAGTTACTTCTGAAAAACTATAAAGAACGATGTATAGTTACTTTTTGGAAGGAAATAACTTATGAAGAGTATATGAAAATGAGTTATTATTTAGAAGAGGAAGGATGATAAAATGAAAGACTATCAATTTGAAGAGATAACATTTTGGCTGTCATTTATATCTTGTTTGATATCTTACCATCTGGGAATAGAATGGTTGACAGGAATTCTTGTAGTGGTAACGGCGTTAAACCTATTCTGGTCAATAGTGACTGCTTGGAAAGATGTGAAGGAGAATCGAAATAATCAAAGTAAAAACGAAAGCAATAATAGGAAGGAGGAATCATGAAGAAGATAATGTTTAATGACAAATTCCACTTAACTCAAGTGGTATTAAATGGTCGAAAGACTATGACGAGAAGGATTGTTACAGAAAAACTATTAGATAGATGGACTGATTACGATGACTTTTGCAACAGCGTAAGTGTTGAAAATACACCTACGACACGACAATATTATGATGAAAAAGAGTTTTTTCTTGACAATGCATCGTACAAGGTTGGGGAAATTATTGCTATTGCGCAAAGCTACAAGGATTGTGGTAATATTCCCGATTACGAATTAGACGAAGATGGTTATCCTATAATGCCAAAGAAAAGCGGATTTTTTAACAAGATGTTTGTGAAAGCCGATCTGATGCCCCACCATATCGAAATCACCGACATCAAGGTTGAACGCCTACAGGACATTAGCGATGAAGATTGCATGAAAGAAGGAATTGAGGAACATTTGAAAGGGATACAATATGGATTTCCTTCAAATATCGGATATATAGGTCAGTATCCATTTTCTAATCCTCGTGAAGCCTTTTCTGCCCTGATAGATAAAGTCTCAGGCAAAGGCACTTGGGAATGCAATCCGTTCGTATGGGCTTATGAATTTAAATTGATAGACTAAGTGCCTGGTTAATAATAAGTTAAACTAAGTTTAAGAAAGGAGTTTTAGATTGTTTTATTTTGATTAAACACCTGAAAATGAGTATCTTTACAATACTAAAAGAAACCAATATTACTAATAATTAAAAGACAAGAGCAATGAAAATATCGAAGAAAGTAACAAGCAAAGAAAGTTTTGCTATCCTTAGAGAAATCGAAAACAGAAAATGTCCAGATGGGGTTAAGTATTCCGAATGGAGAGAAGAGAGGGACAGGCAACAGACGGAAGCCATCAGAAATTTAATTCCTGAAGTCGGGTTAGGGTGTACTATATGTTACTATTCTGATAGGAGAGCGGCTACTGTTACCAAAGTTATTTCTCCATGCAAGATTGAGGTTACATTTAACCAAACGGAATGTATCGACTACTATGCTGGTGATTATAGGATTTTGCCAGAACTTGAAGGTGGAGCAAAGGTGTTCACTAAAAGAAGAAATGGATGTTGGGTGGCAGATGGGCAAGCGTACAAGGGTGGTGTTTTGCTTATGCTTCATTACCAAAGTCATTATATTGATCCACATTTTTAGCATTAAAAGCAATGAAAACAATTGTAAAAGTGTATTTAAAGGATGGATAAGGCAATAAAGATTGGTTTGTTACTCCTTTAACCTATCAGAGCAAGAACTCACAAGTACTACCTTGGTAATACCTTCAACATGGGGCACGAGACAGACCATATGATGAATGTAACAAGGTTGAGACAATAAAATCATCGAATTAGATATTTTTAGTACTAAAAATGGCATTAAATGCGTCATTTTTTGTATTTTTACATCATAAAATAAAAAAAGAGCAATGAAAATTTACACAAGTTATTTCGGTAATAGCCGAAAATTAAAAGAAGCAGGAATTAAAATTATTTGCGTAGCTATTGGAAGGCCAAGATTTATTAGTGGAGTACCACAAATGGTTAATGTGGCTCCAACAAGGTATATGATAAGTGCCGCATGTTCCCATGATGAGTATCTTAGATTATACAACAATATTCTTGAAAGTCAAGATGCGAAGAAGGTGGTGGAGCAAATAAAGACATTAAGTGATGGCCAAGATGTTGCTCTATGCTGCTATGAGAAACCAGGTGATTTCTGCCATCGCCACATACTTGCAAAATGGCTTACCGAAAAGACTGGCATTGAAATCAAAGAGTTTGGAGTTGTTGAAAAGAAAGAACCTAAGTATGAACAAGCAAGTTTGTTCTAAAGATATGTGTGAGGCTTTTTATGGTTATGGATACACACGTCAATTGAAAACGGAAACCATTGGCAGCTTGGAAGAGACAAGCATTTGCGGAAATAGCTCATCGGCAGAGCGTTGGCATTCCAGCCAAAGAGTGGGGTTCGATTCCCTGTTTCCGCTCAAATGCCGTTCAAGTCGGCTCGGTGATTGAGATTATGGTAAATGGCAGAAAGGTTCGATTCCTTTCTTTAGCTGGGTCTGTGCAATCTGACAGCGTGGAAAGACACGCAAATTTGGTGGTATGGCGAAATTGGAAGACGCTTCATAAATCGGTTAAATAGGATTATCCTTAATTGAGATAACTTCATTCCGATAAGACTTCTTGGACGGAAGGTGCAGGTTCGAGTCCTGCTACCACCACGTAGGGATAAAATGGTCATAGGGAGCTAAGACTAAATGAACGGAAATTCTAAGTGTACATAAGAATGGATGTCATCAAGACCGGTGCTGTTAGTAACAGGTTGAGTAGTTTAAAGATCGTAGGATAGCCAATCTACGGACGAAAGCGAGAAAGAAGACGATACTTGTGCAGGTTCGACTCCTGCTTATCTCTCAATGGGGAACGTTGTTTTTCGCTCTATTTTCGGATTCCTTCAATAAAAACATTGAAATGAGCGTGGTTAGTTTTTGCTGTTTTTAATACCACAAATAAAACAGCACATGGGCGGTGTGGTCTGCTATAAATACCGGTTAACCTTTATAGTTCGGGTTCAAATCCCGTCCGTCCTCAACCCTTATAGTAGCGATAAGCAAAAACAAGAACATAAAAACTTGTGCAGTTTATGGGGGTGATGGAAATAGCCATCTGACACGACTGAAAAGAAGCCGAATATACTGTATAAGTGTTTTTGCAAGTAGCTGAAGAAATGGTTGATTTTGTATTTAAGCCTTCCTGGAATACGCCAGGAGGGCATTAAATCTAAATTAGTGTATGAAGTCATACATAACTTGTAAAATATACTGATATGTTCCAAGGAACGACACCACCTGAAGTAAAACTGCTCCTTCAAGATATAATGAAAGGCGTAGAAAAGAAAGATGTTTTTATCGGATGTTCCGGTAATTTCACGACCGACAAAATTATGTCCAACATGGGATATACTGTACATTCCAATGATGTAAGCCTATATTCTAAGCTAATTTCTGATCTGCTGCTTGACACAAATACAGATATTGAAGTTGTAAATCCTGAATTACGTCTGGTTTTTGATACTTGGAAAGATACAAGATATAAAAATCTTGTTCAGGTAATGTTTGCCATGAGAGTATCAGGCTTTCATCAAAGAAAGAATGATTATCAGGAGGAAATGTTCAATTCGTTTATAGAGCAGGCTGACATTTATTATCACAATACCATATCGAAATTAGAAAAGGGTGCTTTGAATTTTAATATAAGCAGTTTCTTTTATGGCGATTTTTTTGACTTCCTAAAAAGTAAAAAAGGTAAGGGGATAGGTATTGCTTTTCCTCCCACTTATAAAGGAGGATATGAGAAGATGTTTAGCTATGTAGAAGATAGTTTTAGATATGCTCATGCTCCCTATAATGTATTTGACCCCAAAGAAGGTGGGGTGATGTTTAAATGTCTTCTTGAGAATGATGAAAACATCATCTATTCTGATAGATATTTCCAGGAAATAAACGACTTCCTTGTTGGTAAGATAAACTTGGGGCCTGGTAAGAATCCGATATACACTTATTCTAGTGTAAAGCGGGATAAGCATTATTACATTGAACGCGATAAAAATATAAAGCCATCATGTATTCATATTTTGCCTATGGATTATGAATTTACAGATAGTACAGAAATATCAGCAAAGATATGCCCAGTTAGTGATGTGAACTACTATAAAGCATTTTACATGGCAAATAAGGTTAACTATACAACTGGTGGGGATTTGGGATTGGTATTCATGGCTGATGGAAAAGCGTTCGGTTTTTCTTCTTTTAGCAAAAAACTTTCTACTCTTGAGCAGATTTTTATGCAAAGCGATTTTGTTGTAAACTCAAATACTCAGAGATTGAGTAAATTATTGATCATGCTTGTTAAGTCTCATAATGTAAGAATGCTGATTGCCCGAAAAATGGCTAACTACTACGATGGAGTGAAGACCACGGTGTACACAACAAGCCCAATTTCAATGAAATATAGAGGAGTATTTGATTTAGAACGCCGAGATGAAGGCAAGCTAATGTATTCTGCTAATTTTTTAGATGATTCATTAAAGGATTTATATAGATTATGGTTGAAAAAATACAAGAAGTGAAAGATGTTCATCTTATTCAGGGGAAACTGGATGATGTAAACAAGTTGATTGCTCCATATAAGTTAGCATATGTAAGCCCTATAAACGATTGTGTTCCGTTGGAGAAGAATGCTCACTATATGGAAAAAAGCACACTAGATAGACTAACAGCAAATGTGGCTGAAGACGGTTTTTTATCTCAGCTCCCGTTTGCGATGAAACGAAATGACGGTAAATATCTCATTTTGTCGGGAAATCATCGCTTAAAAGCTGCCATTAAAGCTAAGTTGGAATATATTTTAATCTTGTATATTGAAGAGGTTGATAAAGACAAGCAGATTGCCTATGTGCTTAGTCATAATGCTTTAGTAGGCAAAGATGATGCTCAGATGCTTAAGGAAATTTATAGCGAGATGCGCACTATTGAAGCAAGAGAGTTTTCTGGTCTTAACGGCATTCAATTTATTGATACGGATAAGATTCCCACGGTCTCTATTAATGATGGGGATATAGAGCTTACCGAAATGAAGTTCTTGTTTACTGAAAGTAGGAGCAATGATGTCAAAGCTGTTCTAGCGGAACTAGAAAAACAGAAAATATCTGCAAATAGTTCGATAGTTGTCGGCTCCTATGAAGAATTTATTAAGGTAGCTACAGAGGTTAAGAAAAAATTTAATATAAAAAGTAATACGGTGGCTTTTGCACGTATGATTGATATTTGCAAAGCCTTTTTGCTTGAACTGAAAGAAGAGGAGGTATAATATGGCAGGGAGAGGTAGGCCCAAAATGGAGATTTCTCTTTATGATAAATATATAAAAGGGAAGGAAGATCTTATTATAGCAGACTGTAGGAATGGGGCTGACAATAAAGGTTTATGTGTGCGTCTTGGAATAGGACTTACTACGTTCAAAAGTATACTAAAGAAACATCCTGAAGTTATAGATTTGTTGAAGGAAGGTAAAGACGAAGCCGACATGAAGGTAGAGAGTGCTTTATATAAACGAGCTATTGGCTATGATATTGAGGAAACTACAACTGAGGTGAAAATAGGAGAGGATGGATCTGGTCAAACGACTGTGGTGAAGAAAACGAAAAAGCATGTCGCGGGAGATACAACAGCACAAATATTTTGGTTAAAAAATCGTAGACCAAATGAATGGAAAGATAAACAAGATGTAAATGTTACTAATGATGATTGGGTAGATGCTTTAAAATCATTAACCGGTTCATATAAGAATGGTGACAAAGGATGAAAAAAAGAAACTCATAAGTGAAATTATTGCGTACTGGTCGAAGGATTGGAATAAATTTGTCCGTGATGCATTATGCGCAAGATTAGATCGTGAGCAGCAAGCTATTATTGAGTCTGTCCAACATAACCCCATGACTGCTGTTGCAAGTGGAACTGCTCGTGGAAAAGATTTTGTTGCGGCCTGTGCTTCGTTGTGTTTTATGTATCTTACTCCTAGATTTAATGAAAAAGGTGTGCTTGTTGGGAATACCAAGGTGGCCATGACAGCACCAACAGGGAGGCAAGTGAAAAATATTATGACTCCTGAAATCAGAAGGTTGATTCGTGCGGCAAGGGCAAAGTTTCCTTTTTGTTGTCCAGGCAGATTGGTTGCTGATGACATAAGAACGGATTATGAAGAATGGTTTTTGACAGGATTTAAAGCGGATGACAACGCGACTGAATCATGGTCGGGATTTCATGCAGCAAATACCATGTTTGTTGTCACAGAGGCATCAGGTATATCCGAAATTGTTTATAATGCGATAGAAGGTAACTTACAGGGAAATTCTCGGATGCTCATAGTGTTTAATCCTAATATTACTACTGGATATGCAGCTAGAGCCATGAAATCAGAACGTTTTGCTAAATTTAGGCTTAGTTCTCTTAATGCGGAGAATGTGGTAAAAAAACAAGTTATAATTCCAGGTCAAGTAGATTATGAATGGGTAAAAGACAAGGTAATAAATTGGTGCTCTCCCATTCAGCAAACAGACTTTAATGAGGGAGAAGGCGATTTCAATTGGGAAGGAAGTCTATACCGACCTAACGATTTATTTCGAGTCAAGGTACTTGGTATGTTCCCGAAGGTTTCTGAAGATGTTCTTATTCCTTATGAATGGATAGAAATAGCAAACTGGAATTGGCAAGAATTACAAGCAGACGGTTTCATTCCAGCTAAATCTTGCAAGTTAGGAGTTGACGTTGCCGGTATGGGACGCGACAATAGTGTGCTTTGTCCGAGATATGGAAACTATGTTCCTCAATTTGAAGTGCATCAATCTTCTGGACGTGCGGATCACATGCATGTAGTAGGTATGACAGTCCCTTATTTGAAAAAGAAAGGAGCAAAAGCTTTTATTGATACGATAGGAGAGGGCGCTGGTGTGTATTCACGATTATTAGAGGAAGAATTTACAAACGCTTTTTCATGTAAATACTCTGAAGGTGCAGATGGCTTGCATGACATAACCGGAGAGTATGAGTTCGCGAATATGAGAGCATATCTATATTGGGCTTTGCGTGATTGGCTTAATCCCAAGAATGGTTTTGGAGCTGCTCTGCCACCATGTGACCAGTTGATGGAAGAAGCTACTGAAACTAAATGGAAGTTTCTTAGTAATGGAAAGATTATCATTGAACCTAAAGAAGATGTCAAGAAGCGCATTAAACGTTCCCCTGACTATATGGACGCGTTAGCAAATACATTCTATCCTAGGGATTACAGCTTTATTAGCGATGAAGAGCTGCTCAAAGATTTTTTGTAGTTGTGTTTCTTTTAGTACCTTTGTAGCCGAAAACACTTCTTTTGTGTTTTCATTGCTCTTATGTGCGCTGGCTTGTGAAAGTCGGCGCCATTTTTGTTTATAGCAAAAGTTAAATCTTTGATTATGAGTGTTTTATGCTTAAAATAATTGCGTAAACATTTGGCTAATTCGTTGATAATGAGTATCTTTACAATACTAAAAGAAACCAATATTACTAACAATTAAAAGACAAGAGTAATGAAAGCAACAGACCTCTTCAATTATAGAAAAGAAGATTTTGAAACTATTGAATCATTCTCAAAGAGAGTATATGAGACAGCAAAGAGATATAGAAGTTCTTTGCACTTTACACCACAAGAAAGCTATCACGTACTAACTATACTTGCGAAATATTATAATGAGAACGTGTCTGACATCCTTTCTGCTATAAGAGACATTGAATTTAGATGTGCTTCAAAGAAATACAGAATACAGTGGGTAAAGTGTTTAGCAGACCATTATTTGGTAATAGATAAAAGATAAGTTTAACCAGCAGGGCAAAATTCCTGCGCAATATAGAAGATTATGAACAAGAAAGAAACACAAGCAGTTTTTTGCCAAAGAGTAAACGGCATCTATATGAAGCTAACAGGCGACTATAATAAAGACGATCATTATTTTGATAGTTGTTCTTTTTATCCGGCTGGTACATTGGTGGACAGACAAGGAAAAGAGATAATAACAGATAAGTATATTATAAGAGGTAGATATAATGATTTCGTCAAAGAGTTTGATCACAATCCTACAGACCGAGAGATAAACAACGCTTTAGTTTTTAGGTTTGGTCTCAATTCAAGTTTTTTAATGTAATTAATCCAACAGATTTCTGGATATCATAATATACACGATTATGAAAGCAGATTTAGTTTTAATGATTAACCCCGAAGCCCCATTGATGAAGTAACTGGCAAAGTGTTGGGTAAGTTATGTACTATGTACGATTTCTATACCGTAGACAAAAGCAAAAGGTATGTCACGATACGGTATGATAAAACAGGTCTTGCAGTAGCTTATACGAGTGAAGAAAGATTGAATTTATCCAAGAAATGATAAAAAAATAATCGTATATACTTTGTCAATCCAAATAATATTACTATATTTACATATATAAAAGAACTAATTAATACCCATCGCACGGGCGTGAGACACACGTAGAAACTGTTTTTATTATGGCAACTTACAGAATCATCGCAAAAACAAATGGCTACATTGCCAACAGAGACATCCAATTTAATGGTAGGACAGAAATAATCGTTGAAAGAGAATTGGCTCTAAAAGAGGCTTATAAGATGCTTCTTGATATGTTCAATGAAAAGTATGCCGACAACGAAGAAGTAGGATACGCCGCCAACTGGGGTATTGCCGTTATCCGTTCACGCAAGTATGTGGATGGTGCTACACCTACATTCAGTGATGGTACCCGATCTTTCGATTGGGATGGAAGAAGCTATGTGATTGAAGCAGAAGAAGTAGAATAATAATTAATTTTATAAGCTGTGCTATCGGCATGACGGGCAAAGAATATGAAAATATTATATTGCAATAACAGTGAATTACTTGAGATATTTGAAAGTAACAGTATTGAAATGATTTGTAATGAAGATATGCAAATTGAAATCTCAGATGAAGATGCTTTAAGAATTGGAACAATCGTAGATAAGTTTGCGCCTGCTGCAAGTGGCGATTATTCAATAGAAGATAAATAATATGACCAACAGATTTAAATTAGAACATAGTCAAGACCTGCCAAACTGGTGGGTCTTGACTGATATAGAGAACTTGATAGTATGTAAGTTTAAAGAACACGAGTTCAACGAAACTCAAAGGATTACCATTCTTGATGATAGCAAGTATGCGAACAACTCGAATTGTGCCAACGAAATAGCGCACATCATGGCAGAGATGGGCGACTATATGTTTTCCCATTGGTATTCGATAGCTTTGCCTACACCAGTATTTGAGTTTCGGCAAGATGATAAAAATGATAGATTATTGCTTATTCGTAATAAATTTCCAAAGTATACTATTGAGATACAAGATGATTATGATTTAAAGCAATTATCTGATGCCTTAAAAGCATGTGGTGAGTTTGTGAAAAAGGTATCTAAGCATTAGATAAAAATAAAGTTACTTAAAAGTGGCATTATTATAGTCACTTTTATTATATTTGCACCGTAGCATTTGATGCTAACGTGCTCCTTCACGTTTCCGGATAGTGCGTATTGTGCTATCCGGTTTCTTTGGGAGTATTTATATATGTTCAACTAATCACCGTATGAAGAAGTACGGAACAGCCTATGGACGAAATAACTTCTATTTTAGACAATTCCCGCTCTGCTGATGAAGTAATTAACGATCTGAAAGAAAAAACAGTCGCAGTTCCTTCATGGAGCAAACTTATCAATGATTACGAACCGAAATTGCATACGATAGTTAGTGATACTGTTACCCGTAAGGATAAGATAAAATCTGATGGGACAGTAGAAAAGGCTTCTCGCATATACATCGGTTTGGAGAAGCTCCTCACTAAGCGAATAACTGAGTTTATGTTTTCTATTCCTGTAAGACGAGTATATCATAATATTGAGGATAATGAAATCAAACAGCAGATCGCTAAAGCCATTGAAAATATCTACAAGTATGCTCGCGTCGACAGTGAAAATATCAAGAGAGGAAATAATTATTTTGCTTCATGTGAAGTATTTACCATCTGGTATGCCGTTGAGAACCCGAATACCTTATATGGCTTTAAAAGCAAATATAAACTGAAATGTAAGACCTACTCCCCAATGGATGGAACTAAACTGTATCCTTTGCTCGATGAGTTGGATGATATGGTTGCTATGTCATTTGAATATTCAAAAAAAATAAAGGATAAAGAAGTTATTTTTTTTGAAACATATACGGCTACTACTCACTATAAATGGATGCAACAGGGTACTGGATGGAAACAAGTTAAAGTAGAACCTATTGTTATTATGAAAATTCCCGGAGTCTATATTTATCGTCCTGTTCCTATATACGATGGATTGTCGTATTTGCGTAATGAGATAGAATATACTTTATCACGCAATAGTGACGTTATAGCCTATAATAGTGCTCCTATTCTCAAAGTAGCAGGTGCAACTCAAGGAAAAGAAGACAAGGGAGAAAGCCGTAGGGTATTTCGTGTCGAAAATGGAGGAGATGTGTCATATGTTTCATGGGAACAGGCTATTGAAGCTTTAAAATATCATGTTGATACTCTTATCAAATTCTTTTGGAGTCAGTCCCAAATGCCGGACATCTCATTTGATAATATGAAATCACTTGGTAATATTGGCTTTGATGCTAGACAAACACTTCTTACTGATGCCCACCTAAAGGTTGGCGATGAAAGCGGTTCGTGGATAGAGGCCTTTGAACGTGAATGTAGTGTTATTAAGGCTTTTCTTAAAATGATGAATGTCTCTTGGGCGAGTGAAGTTGACAATGTAGAAGTTGAACATATTATAACTCCTTTCATACAAATGGATGAGGATGCCACTACTGACAGACTTATTAAACAAAATGGAGGTAAGGCTATTAAGAGTCAGCTTCAAACTATTAGGGAGGCAGGTTCTAATGATCCAGAAGCTACCCTATTGCAGATACAGAAAGAGGAAGCTGCAGCTTCTCAAAGTAGAATAAGCAATATTTTCGAACAATCGGAATAATAATCAAAATATAATCATTATGGTAAAAATAGATGTATTAGAATTTAGTAAGGAAAAACAGGGTTATTCTTGTGAGTTTACTTCTGTTGGCAAATGTGTAATACAGATAGACAGAGAGAAACATGGGACGCTTAGCTTATACGCAAAGTTGGAAGGTATGGATTATGCACTGTTGTATCAATACCCTTCTGCTCAATTCAATGATAATGTGATTTTTGAGCTTGATGTACAAAAGGGGCTTTCTATCAAGATACTAAGCACAGTCGGTGTCATGAGTGCGAAAATGTCTTATGAGGATGAAGATTTATAACCTGTCCGCCAACTTGTAGAAAAGTAAAGGCGGCGTAGGCATATGTTTGCGTTGCCAACTTAAAACTTAAAATCATGAAGAGAAAAATATCAAACTGGCTTATTAGATTAGTAGCGAAGATCACCCCACAAGAAAGATTAAGTAGTATTGAACAAGTTGATAACTACGAAGCAAAGAAGCTTGGTATCTGCCTTGTTCGGACTAAAAAAGAAATCAAGGATTACCGGAAAAAGAAAAAACTTGATGAAGGCTGGTCTAATCGGAAATCAGATGAAAAGTTAATCAAGGAAGTTAAGGATGAAGTCCGCCAATCAATTATCAGTTCGATCAACCAAAGGGAACTAATAGAATACTCCGTTGAAAAAATTGGTGATGAGCTACATGTTACTGGTGAAATCAAAGTATATATCAAGAAAGAATAGTATGAAAGTTCCAATAGATAATATAACTTTTGCTGAAAGTGAATATCATCGTGGAAACAAGATATGGAAAGCTCAAACACTCTACGATTTTGCTAAGGCAAAAGAATATCCGGTTCTTGATATGCCACTATGGAATATAGACCTTACAGCTGAACCATTTGAATGCAATCAGCTTCACAGTTTCATTTTTCAATGCAAACGGGTGAATCAATGCTCTCTTGAATATCCTATTATTCTTGACGAAGTAGGTCAAATTGCTGATGGCTACCATCGTTTATGTAAAGCGATATTGGAGGGAAAGGAAACAATTAAAGCTATCCGATTATTGGAAATGCCAGCACCTGATAGAATTTCGGAGGAATAAATATGAAAAAGCATACTAGAGTAGTTACAGTGGAATACATCGTACAAGATTGTCCTATTTGTGGTAAGATTATAGTAAAACATCATCTCTACCCTACCAAGAAGGATAAGAAAAAGTATATAAAATAATGGCAAAGCCAAAGATTCCAAATCAGAAAAAAAAATACCAAGAACTCAACAGGAGATTAAACAAATATGTAGCCCTAGTTGAGCAGATATATGATACCCTGAATTTGGAAGCAGCCAAAGCCGTTTCACTAACTAATTATTTCTCAGATAGTGATAAGCCGTTTAAATGGTCTGACTACCCTCAAACTAAAAAGCAAATTGACGATATACAGAAGCACTTTGTAGAGGATATAAATGCAACTATCTATCGTGGTACTACCGAAGAATGGAAGAACAGTAATGAAGCACAGGATTTAATAGTAAACAAAGTACTAAAAGCATATAACGCCCAAGTTGACAAAGAAAAATATAAAATACTATATCAAACAAATTCAGATGCTTTGAAAGCATTCCAGAATCGAAAAGATAAAGGATTCAATATATCTGCAAAACTCTGGCAGCAATCTATGATCTACAAAGAAGAACTGGAGGCTGCGATCTCATGCGCTATTCAAAAAGGAACCAGTGCTGTTACGTTGAGTAAGCAAATAAGTAAATATCTTCTTGATTTCCCATTACTGCAAAAAGATTACAAAGACAGATATGGCAGTGCTGAACATATACAAGATTGTGAATATCGTTCCATACGTCTAGCCCGTTCAGAAATAAACATGTCTTATAGAGCAGCCGAAAACGAAAGATGGAAACAAATGGATTTCGTAGTCGGATATGAAATAAAGTTGAGTGGAAACCATAACTGCAAGGGAGTTCCTAAGGGACGGTATTATGACATTTGCGACCAACTTGCAGGAAAGTACCCAAAAGATTTTGAGTGGACAGGATGGCACCCTAATTGCTACTCAGATGATAGTGAAGTGCTCACAAGTAGAGGATGGAAGTTATTCAAAGATGTGCTTGACGATGACTTGATATTATCTCTAAATCCAAACGAAAGAGTTCCTGAATGGGTTGGATTTACAGACAGACAATGCTATTCACATAGCGGTAAAATGATTCGCTTTTTCAATAAGTCATTAGATTGCCTTGTCACGCCTGATCACAATATGGTTTATTTGAATAAGAATGATGGCAGAATTAGGAACTGCCAAGCGAATGAATATACAAAAGGGAAGGGTGCATTTTATCGTGGCTGCGAATATAAGTCTGATGATATTGATTGTATGACAATCGGAAGCACAGTCATTGATTTTGATTTGTTTTGCGAGTTCATGGGATATTGGTTATCAGATGGTAGCACAATACGTAAAAGTCAAGTTATTATATCTCAAAAAAAAGGAGAACCTGCAAGAAATAAAATCATATCACTAATAGAAAAACTTGGGTATAAAGTAACTGAATATGATGACGGTGTATGTTTTTATTCAGCAGACATTTGCCAATATTTGAAACGTTTTGGTGTATGCAATGAAAAATATATACCGAATGAAATAAAATCGTCATCCAAAAGGCAGATTGAAATATTCTTGAATGCTTTCGTTCTGTGCGATGGATATACAAGACCATTCAAGTCATTTGTTGGGAATAGAGGGAATGTATTCACTTCTAACAAAGAAGAACGAATGTTTTTCACTACTTCTAAACAAATGTCAGGAGATTTGTCTGAACTTATATTGAAATCAGGTAAAAGACCATCATTCTCTGTAAATAAGGCTGGAAAATCTCATAAAAGAAATGGAGTTGAAATAAAATCAAATTATGACTGCTACATTATACGTGAATGTTACTCAACTACATCAACAGTATTTGATAAAGAATATGTTTTGTATGATGGAAATGTTTATGACCTGACACTTGAACGTAACCATATCATGTATATACGCAGAAATGGAAAATGTTTTTGGGGTAGTAATTGTCGTTGTTATAAAGTTCCTATTCTCAAAACAGAAGAAGAATTCTGGGAATGGGATGGACGGAGCGATGTTTCCACCGAGAGCGTGAATGAGGTCAAGGATGTACCGGACAAATTCAAGCTGTGGATTAACGATAACATACATCGTGCCAAAAGCTGGGGCAGTTCGCCTTATTTCATCCGCGACAATGGGAAGTATATCCGTGAGGATTTTAAGGTAGATGTCTATAATAAGACAGAAAAGGTTTTTGTACGCAAACACAGGACTAATCTTGCTATGAGTCGTGTAGAATATTACAATAAAACCTATCCTCACATTCCAGAAGTGCAACAAGCGGCTGTCAATGCTTATACGCAGGCGGTGGGTAAAACAAACAAAGGTGCTACCAGCCGTGAAATAAACCGTAGACTCCGCAACAGTACGGAAGATGAATATGTTGACGTAGCAAGTAAATTGATAAGTCAGGCTTTATCCAAGTTACCTAAGCATGAAGGCATAGTGTACCGTGGTGAAACCATGAGCATGAAGAAGTTGCAAGAGCGCTTTCTAGACCATATCGGTGATGTAATTTCTGATAAAGGGTTTGTGTCTTCCAGTATATATGAAGATACTCCACGAAAATTTATATCTCATATGGGAGTGCCCAAAAGTTACAAACGTGTTATCTTTGAAATTCAAAGTAAAAACGGACGGGATATCAGTAAAATATCAGAATTTAATGGTATCTTTACATTAGAAAACCAGCATGAAATTCTGTTTGACAGACAGAGTAAGTTCTTGGTGTCTGGGCTTCCAAGAGAACTTGATGGCATTATTCGCATTAAATTGATAGAGCAATGATAAAAGGTGTAAAAGTTATAGAACGTAGTGGTAAAAATGGTAGAGTTATCCATTTCCAGTACAAAGGTGTAGAATACTGGAATACAACTGAAAACTTTGAGGAGATGCAAGAAGAGGATTTCATTAAACTGCATGAGGAATCTATGAAGGATAAGGAACGATGGGCAGAAATCGATAAACGCATCGCCACTAAGCATGATTCCATGACAACCGAAGAACGCGAACGGCAAGATGAATCCGATCGCGTGGTTTTTGAACGATGGCAGGATGAAGCCAACACGAATGCTATTCTAGACGGTTACGAGTCGGAAAAAGGAGAAGACCCTGATTTCAATCCGTTTAGAAAAAAATAATGATTAGCCTTTGATTTCATCTATAAAATTTATAAGTTTGCAATGTGACGGTCACCTGAAGGATAAAGGACATAGGTAATATATTTAATGAGGCAACCGATTAGGCTGCCTTTTTTGATGTATTGCCTAATATATTTCCCAATGTATATCCCAATAAAAGCAAATGTTTTTTCTTTCTTTCCTTTCCGATTTTTGCACCATGTTAAACAGACAGAAGTGCAAGTGTACATAGCTCCAAAGTCACAAAAATGGAAGATATGGAAGATAAAATTAATCAGATTTTAGTTTATACCCTATTGGCGGCAAAAAATGTGCTGACATTAGAAGATACATCACTATTGACCGGACTTAGTAAAAGTCACTTGTATAAACTCACTTGTAATCGTCAAATACCGCACTATAAACCTAATGGAAAGCAGCTGTACTTTGATCGTACTGAAATAGAAGCATGGATGAAGCAGGGGAAAGTGAATACCATTGATGAAAGTGAACAGATGGAAGTTGTGTATTTAGCAAAGGCTTCCAGAAAGTAAGGAGGTAAGCTATGGGAAAAAGAAAAGGGCAGTCTCCACAACCACCCAATTCCATGATGATGAGGCAAAGATAGAAAAAGAAAATGGAATAAACAAATACCTAAAAGCATATAGATATCTTAAAGAATAACCGCTGATGTACAACTACATTCAGTTTCACGGCACGGAGTACAAGACTACTTTCGTGCCGTGCGTTTATTATGAAAGTTTAACGTTGAATATGGCTCTTTAAATGTCACTTTTACTACCTTTGTAGCAGATGCGTATGAAGACGTACGCCACAGAACTTGTCGTAAAGACTCATTGCTCTAATGTTTAGTAAAGTTCTAGCGAATAGTCTGCTGGCATACGTGCTATGCAGGCTATTTTTAGTAACTAAAACATTGTACAATGGACAGAAAACAACAAGTGTTTGTAAAATTGAAACTTAAAGCGAAGGCGTTAGGGTTCAATTCAAGGGAATTAAAGGGTATTGCTGCCAAGATTGCCGATAACCTTACTTCCGCAGATGATGCCTCAGATGAAGACGTAAATGCAGAAATTGACAAAGAGATTGACTCCGCACTACGTTACTTACCTTTCGGCCAGTCACAAGCCAATCGCTTGCTTGATGAATGGAAGAAAAATCACCCTGAAACAGATGACGACGACAACGATGACGATGACGACGACGGAGCTTCGAACAATCAAAGACGTCAAGCTGGTTCAAACACCAAAAATCCCAAAAACAGAGGAAAGAATGATGATGCTCCGGAATGGGCTAAAGGTTTAGTTCAGACAGTACAAACACTGAATGACGAAATCGCAGCATTGAAAGGTGAAAAAGTTACCACTACACGTAAAGAAAAACTTGAATCCTTATTGAAAGATGCTGGCACATTCGGTACTCGTACATTGAAATCTTTCAATAAAATGAAGTTTGAAAATGATGAAGAGTTTGAAGAATTCTATTCCGAAGTTGAGGAAGATTTGAAATCTTACAACCAAGAACGTGCCGATGCAGGGCTTTCTAGTTTAGGTAATCCTCCAGGTGCAGGAAGTAAGAAGCAAGAAGAAAATGAAGTATTAACCGATGAAGAGGTCATAGCAATGGCTAAAGGTCTTTAATCAAAAGTAAATTAAAAATGGGTGCAAAAGCTGATTTAGTCAACGAACAAGAAACAATCCTAACCGGAATGGATTCTATTGTTATTCGTAACTATTTGGGCGGAATTATGAATGGTCGGACGTTGGACATGACTGGATTTAAGCAGTCTGTAATCAAAGCCGGACATATCGTTATCCGCGATACAGAAAATGATACTTATAAGCCAATGCCTGTTAATTCTGCAGGTACAGCCTACGAATCATTGCCAGGCAATCATGAATATGTTGGTGTTGTTGTTTGTTCCAAGCCTGCCGACAAACCATTCGTTGGTATCATGTATGCTGGCGAAGTGAATGACGTGGCAAGTCCTTATCCTATTGACAGCATCAAGGCTGCATTAAAAACGGCATTGCCACAACTAACTTTTTTACACGATTAAAAGGAGGTGAAAGATGAATGAATCATTATTTATTGAATTTGTAAGAAGAATATGGCCTAAATTGAGTCTATATGTGAAAGAAAAGATCAATGGAACAAACCAGAATTTGACCTATCTTCACAAAACGATGCTTACTAAGGTATATTCTCCTGATCAAAAATGGGAAGGCACATCTGCTAACACTACATATGTAGCTGCTGATATGGTAGCTATGGACTCTCCCTTGTCTCCAAAGAAACGTGACTCTATTGCTCGTTCTAGTGGAGTATTGCCGAAAATTGGTATTAAGAAAATTTTGAGAGAAACTCAGATCAACGCTATCAATATCATGAAAGCGCATTTATCTAATGCCACTACGGAAGAAGCGCAAAAATCTCTTAAAAATAGAATTTTCTCTCGTTTAACAGATGACGGAACCGCATGTTCTGTTGGTATTGACGAAAGAAATGAGGCTAATTTCCTTACTGGGCTTTCTGATGGGGTTATTGTTGTTGAAGATGATGATGATAAGAACACCGGTCTTGGTTTGCGCGTTAAATACGGCTATTTACCTAGTCATAGTTTTGGCGTTGTTACTACTGGGGAAGTTACAGGAGATGATATCGAGAGAGTTATAAGCAAAGCTAATGATGACGGTAACAGTATTTCGGTCATTATGCTGGCTTTATCTACATATAACAAAATGCGTCAATCTCAATGGGCTAAAGAATTAGCCGCAAATTATCGAGGACAAACCTTTGATAATGAGACTAAGCTGCCTGTACCTACTTCTACATTATTTGATGAAGCGTTCTCTGATCAATATAACGGTATCTCATTCCTGAAGATTGACCGTTCAGTAACTTATGAAAAGAACGGTAAAAGGGTATCTTATAAACCGTGGAACGCGAATAAATTGATATTTCTCCCTTCTGCTGATAATGTAGGCTCTTTTGTATGGGGAACTTTGGCTGAAGCGACTAATCCTGTTAATGGAGTGGAATATACTACCGTTGATGAATACAAGTTGATCAGCCGTTACTCTAAGACAGATCCGTTACAGGAATTTACAAACGGACAGGCTATTTGTTTGCCGGTTATCGAAAACGTAGACCAAATCTATTCTTTGGATATACTGGAAGCCCAAACTGTAAACACTACAGAAGAAGAGAAGGATACCACTGATGTCAAAATTACAATTTGGGGAGCAACTTACAAAAAACCGGAGTTTGTGACGGAATATAACAAGATTGCAGGCAAGAACCTAACTTCCACCGTTTCCGATGATAAGCTAATCGCAGCAGTCAACAGATTGAGTGACGCAGACGAAGAAGCATTGAAAAAGGCGGTTGAATCTCATAAAGCATCGTAAGTCATGAAGACAATTCAGCAAGCCCTTATAGACGAAATACATTATCCGATCCCTATCGGTTTTGTAGAGAATGTGATGATTAAACGTAATCTCAATGGCGATGATGAGTTTAATTATGACATATCTCATTCCAACGAATATCAGGGAGCTCTAGCTGATTGTCTTTGGTCTTTGGTTCAGGCTATCAATTTCTCTGAAGCAGACAAGTCCTTCGGGGCTTTGTCTGATAAAGACAAGAAACTAATACTGTTGCATGTTAACTCCATCTACGATACCATTGGTGAACCTTCGGTAGAATTGGAACCAAAGCCAAAGGTATATGTAGGTGATTGCTTGTCGTAGAAATGGCTGTATTGAATAGAAAACCTCACCGTTTGCAGTACCTTGTATCTAGTTCTGGATATGAAGATGAAAATGGTGATTATCATCTAGGTTCATCTGAATGGAAAGGCTCAATTCCTTGTGATGCCGTGCCTTCTGGGAAGGCGGAAGAAAGAGAGTTTGAGGATGGTGTTGTAAGAAGCTATTCATATACGGTATGTCTTCCAAGCAATTGTCAAACCTTTACTATTGGTGACAGGGTTAAGATAAGTCTTCTCGGAGGAATTGAAAGGGAATTTGAAGTAAAAGGTTTCCATCGTTACCAACTTCAGTGCAAAATTTGGGTTTAGTATTATGGGCATAAGAATGACTACCAAGCTGGATGAAATTCATAAGGTTCTTATGAAAGAAGCAAATCGGGTTGAAAGGCTAACAATACGCGCTTTGTCTTACCTTGGGGAACAATGTGTTTCACGAGTACGTGACAGAGAAGGTAATAAAAGTTGGTATGATCAGTCCGGTAACCTGCGAAGTTCAGTTGGCTATGTAATAGCTTATAACGGTAATATTATCCAATACTCAGACTTCAATCAGATAAAGCAAGGCTCGGAAGGCGTAAGTGTAGGTAAAAACTTGGCCAAGGAACTTGTAAAGAGGTATCCTAATGACTATGTGCTTGTTATAGTCGCAGGAATGAACTATGCTGAATATGTGGAAAGGAAGGATAATAAGGACGTACTTGCATCAACGGAATTGTGGGCGATGGACCAAGTTCCCAAGATGCTTGAGAAACTAAAAAGACAGATTGCTAAATAATGAAATCAGACATCGAAATAGCTAAGTTTGTCTATCACAAAATTAAGGGCACAGACCTTGAAAGGAATGTTACCGGCAAATTAAGTGATAGAGGAAGACCAAACAAGTCAGACAAAGAGGATATTGTTATATCTGTACTTGCCAATGAAGGATGTGGCCAAATCCAAAGAGCTTATGTTAATGTCAATGTGTATGTCCGTGATTTATGGAATTCGGAAACAAAGGCGTGGGAAAAAGATACTCTACGCGTAGGTAAGCTGTGTGAATTATGCAAATTCCTTATCTCCATACGAAAAGATGAATACCACACAACCCCATCAAAATGTAGCCAAAAAACCAGTCCTACAAATACACCTTTTGAGGACGGACATACAGAACATTTCATTAATAACAAATTGTACATTGAGATAAATAACGAATAAGTATTAACTATATTAAGTGATATAGAACTATGGCAGTAATCGGATGGGGTAAACCCCGAATTTTCGTAAAAGACTTGGATGCTTCTTCGCCCAAATGGGAAGAGCTTCCTACACCCGTGGAAGATTCCACACAGTTGACAACAACAAAAGGCGACAAACAAGAAGCCAAAATTGAAGGTGGAGAAAATGAAGATGTCAAGTATGGTAAAAACACCTATGCCCTTGTACTCAACATACGTGCAGCAAAAGGCCGCAAAAGACCTATCAACGACAGTGATGGCGTAGTTGCTCACAATTATGCTGTTGCACTACAACCGGAAGATCCCGAAGTTCCTGGATTTTGTATGGAAAAGACAACAGTGTCAGTTGAAGATACGTTTACTAGTGCAGATGGTGGTGTGTGGGCATATACATTTGACGCTTTAAAATATGCCGCTGAAAAGAAACAAGTTCAATGGGGTAAAATTATTGTTACTCCTACAACAGGATCACCTATTACAAAAATAGAGTGTGACCCGGACGACGAAGACGGTGATGGAGACAAGTTTGAAGTCGCCCCCAATTCCGGCATAGGCGGATAATTTACAATAGATATAGTTTAAACCTTTGTGCATCTGCTTTATAGATGCACACTTGCGGATTAAGCACACACAGGCGTGCGTCGCTCTACCAGAGTGAAGTGGATGGTGCAGGTCCATCAGTCCGCTCTAGGTCTTTTTGTTCAAATCTGAAATTGGTGGTCTGTGAAGATAGCCAATTTGTTTTCTAAAAGGTAATAGTATATGATTGAAGATCGAAAAATAATAGAAATGAATATTGCTGATACCATAATGGAAAGGCCATACGGTTTTCGGGTTAATAAGCGACATTTTTATCTATATCCAATAACATTAGGTAAAACATATCTACTTTCAAGGCTCATTGAAAGCCTTGATATGAAGGCTGATATTATTAAAGCAAACCCATATATGGAAGCATTAAGATTATGCCAAGAAAAAAAAGAGACTGTTTGCCAGCTATTATCTTACCATACGCTCAACAAGAAAGAAGAACTATTTAATAACAGAATTGTAAATAGTAGATGCCAGTTTTTGAGAAACAATCTTTCAAATGAAGAAATGTCTCAGCTTCTTGTTATAGTGCTTACTAAAGATAATACCGATGAGTTTATCAAATATTTTGGGATTGACCGGGAACGCAAAGAACTAGCTAAAGTCTCAATGATAAAAAACAAAAAAGGTAATTCTATCACTTTTGGCGGTAAAAGCGTATTTGGTTCTTTGATATTACCAGCATGTGAAAAGCTCAACATGACTCCACAGCAGATTGTGTGGGAAATTAGTTTTTCATTTCTTCAAATGTTGATGGCAGATACTATTACTTCAGTATATCTTACCGATGAAGAAAAGAAAGAAGCCCGTATTTCCAATGACAGGACATTTGTAAATGCGGACGATCCGAAAAACATGGCAAAGATAAAAGCTATGAAATGGGATTAAATACGAAGAATAGAACAATTTTAAAAATTAGGGATAAAAAAATCACGGGGGTTATACAAAAATCCTCGTGATTTATAGGTAAAACTGAACAATTTTTTAATAATTACTCTAAAGTTATTGTAGTATTGTTAGCTACTGATGCATCAAACTCATAACCAATTTTCATTTCAGCTTTAGATCCACAAGGAAGAGGAAGACATGTGAAACAAAAGATTACTACTGATAGAGGAGTACGATTTTTCCCAGTAATATAAACTTCAGAAGATGAGAAGTTTACATTGTCTCCGGATGAAAGAGTTAAATAACGTAGTTTAATACCTAATCTTCCTTTAGTTCCAAACCATGACGATCTTTTTGCTTCATATACTATTCCCTTAGCTATAGTTCCAGCAGGAATAGCTACTATTTTATCTACAATAACATCCCTAGAAACTTTAAAATCGATATTCTGCCCTTCATGTACTTGAGAGGCTCTAACATTACTTATGGCTTCCAAAGGAACAACAGTACCAGCTTTAATGATAACTTCTTTCTTTTCTTGAGCAAATCCCATTATTGAATAAATAAACACCGCCAGTAATAATAAAATATTCTTCTTCATAATTATTGAGTTTTTATTTTTACAACTTTTCTATTGCCATTTTAATTGATTCTTCAAGTCTATCCGCATATTTGAATATATCATCTATGCTATCAATCTGAATCCAGTCGCAGCTTTTGTATTTGTTTACTGGTATTCCTATTTGCTTCTTTCTTGCTCCAATAGAAATACGACATATCCAATACCATTGACTGTTGTCTAAACTTATAACGAAATAAGTCTTATAGTCTTTATATGTAATCCGTGAAGCGTCTACACTACGCCTAAGTATGCTTCTCACGATATTATAAGCATCCATTTCCTCTTGTGTGGTGATAATCCCTGCTTCTTTATCCATATAAACTATCCCTTCAGGTAGTTTGTTTTCTGTATTTTCTTTGGGAGAATTAGGTAAATTACTAGAAATATTAGTTGTGTCTTCAACCTGTTCGTCATTTTTCATTGCTGTATTAAGCCTTTCAGCTATGATATCATTTATTACCATAGACATTGACTTTTTTACAAGCGGGGTGAACATTTCAACTACCTTTTGTGTGATTTGCCCGGTTGTGTATATTTGTTTTGCAAAGAATCTAACAAAATCAGATGTAGGAGATTGTATTTCTTTGTTGAAAATTTCCTTTATCTCCGTTGTGTATTTTAATTCATTTGCTGTGCTAAGTACATTGTTTTCATTGTAATAAGATTTGTGGAATTTTTTCAGCTGTTCTATGTCTGCATCAGACAGATCTAGCATATTTACAACTAAGAATGGCCTTTCATCCATAATGTTAACCTTCTCCAAATCGGTATAGAAACGGTATTCTATGCCATTGGTGAGGACTCCAAAGCGAGACTTAGAGGCTACGAAATATTTTTGTAGTTGGGTGTCATGCAGATTCAAGTCTTGTTTGCAATGCTTACACTCTATAAGAAGTATCGGGTTTTCGTCCTTCATTATAGCATAGTCAATCTTTTCTCCCTTCTTTTTGATTAAGTCACAGTCCATTTCCGGAACAACTTCGAAAGGATTAAAGACGTCATAACCTAAAGAAGCTATCAATGGCATTATGAAAGCATTTTTTGTGGCTTCTTCTGTAGATATGCTATCTTTTTGTTTTTTTATGCGGTCTGACAGTTGTAAAATTTGATCCTTGAAATCCATATTTTTACAGTTTTACAATAACGTTTGTACAAATATATTTTATATAACAATACAAACAAAATTAAAGATAAAAAAATAATGTATTAAATATGTTTTTCTTATAATAGTGACACTAACTGCGCCATTTTTGTTATCTTTGTATTGCCGTGTAATGTTGCACGGAACTATTTCTATCGAAAAGACTTATGGCTGGATTACACTTTGATATCACTGGCGATAACTCCAACTTCATACGCAAATTACATGAATGTGAGAATGGAGTAAGAAACACTTCTAAACAAATAGAACAAAGTGGGTTAAGTATTGAAGATCTATTTAACCGTATGACTAAAGCTGCTGCTGCTTTTGGAGCAGGATTTACAGCGAAAGAGTTGATTTCAAATATTGCTCAAGTTCGCGGTGAGTTTCAACAGTTGGAAGTCGCATTTAAGACGATGTTAGGCAGTGAAGAAAAAGCAAATGCTCTTATGCAACAACTGGTAAAGACTGCGGCTACTACACCATTTGATTTACAGGGAGTTGCTAATGGAGCTAAACAACTCCTTGCTTATGGGGAAAATGTAGAAAATGTTAATGACGATTTGATACGTTTGGGTAATATTGCTGCCGGTTTATCCCAACCTCTTGGAGATATCGTTTATCTTTATGGTACTACAATGACCCAAGGTCGTTTATATACCCAAGACCTCAATCAGTTCACTGGCCGTGGTATACCTATGATTCGCGAACTAGCAAAGCAATTTAATGTTGCGGAAAATGAAGTTAAGGGACTTGTTGAAGCCGGAAAGGTTGGTTTCCCGGAAGTTCAAAAGGTTATCATGTCACTTACTAATGAAGGCGGAATGTTCTACAATCTTATGCAAGAACAGTCAAAGACAATTACTGGGCAAATCTCTAATATTGAGGATGCTATTGCTACCATGTTTAATGAAATAGGAAAAGCCAATGAAGGTATCATTAACGATGCTTTATCTGGAGTTTCCTATCTAGTTGAAAACTATGAGAAAGTGGGACGAGTACTGTTAGAAATCGTAGGAACCTATGGAGCATATCGCACCGCCCTAATGGTTACTAGTTCTTTGCAAGCTTTACAAGCATCAGGGATTACAGCTTTGACAACCAAAGAAGCTGTTCACTATGGATGGTTAGTCTTAACTAAAAAAGCTCAAGACGCTTTGAATTTATCAATGCTAAAGAATCCGTATGTATTGGCTGCAGCTGCTATTGCTGGATTGGCTTATGGCATTTATAAACTTGCCACAGCAGAGACTGAAACAGAAAGAGCTGTTCGCAAAACAAACGAAGCACTTGAAGCGCAAGAAGGTTATTATGAAGGGTTAAAAAATAAAGCGAGTGAACTGTCAAATATTTTAAGTAATGAATCCAAATCTATAGAAGAACGTTTTATTGCATATCGCCAATTGCAGCGTTTAATGCCTGAAGTGTTCCAAAATATGGATTGGGAAACTGCAAAACGAAAAACAAATGCGGAGCTTATAAAACTTGAGACCGATGAACTTTTAAGGCGGCAACGTATTGGTTTAAAGACTAAGGTTGTAATGTCTCAACAAAAAATACAAGGTCTGGAAAACAGTATAATTAAAACTGATAATAGAGGGGGGTATACGGGAGCATTGAAAGAAGATTTATCTGCTGCAAGAAAAGAACTTGAAATTTATACTAAAGCTTTAGATGATTTTGAGAAAGCAGACGAACAAGCTAAAAAGGATGCTGATAAGCCTACTGTCTACAATAAAAAATATTGGGAAGGGAAGAAGAAAGAAGCCGAAGATGCCCGCGCTGCTTTAGACTCTTCTAAAGAAAATTCAAAGGAATGGAATAAATATACAAAACAAATACAGGAAGCGCAAAAACAAATAGATAAGTATTCGGATTCTAAAACAGCCAAAGAGTATAACTCCATCGTAAACCAACAAAAGAAAATCTCCGAACTATTAGACAAGCAAGCAACCGAAAGGAAGCGCAAGGAACAAGATCTGGAGAATCAACTTACCCAGTCTCGTATTGACGCTATGGCAGAGGGAGAAGCCAAGATTCGTGCACAACGTGAATTGGACAACAAGAAGGAAATACAGGATTTAGAACGTCAGCGGGAAGATTATATCCGAACAGAGATCGAGCTTCAGCGAAAGGCCTTTGATGAACAGGAGAGTTTGCGGGAAAAGCAGACTAATAACTATAAAAAGAAAACGTTTGATGCATCTTCTGTGAAAGTTGATACATCTGCTTTTGATTCCATAATAGGAAATATAAAGAAACGTCAATTCAGAGACCAAATAAGTGAGCAAGAACAGGATTGGAATGAGTATATAATAAAATATGGTACATTTCAGCAGAAAAAAGAGGCTATTGCACGTAAATATAACAAAGCCATAGAAGAATCAGCAACAGCTGGAGAAGCTGCTTCTCTTCAAAAAGAATTTGAAGAAGCATTATCTAATCTAAATCTTGATAAACTGAAAAATACAATAAATTGGCAGGTGATTTTTGGAGATCTGAGTAAGATAACTAAAGATCAGTTGACAAAAGTGAAAGCACAACTGAATGAGTTTAAAAAATCTTCTGAATTTAAAAATGCAACTCCTGATCAAATTAAGGTTATTGAAGAAGCGGTAGATAACATAAATAATGCTTTAATAGATAAAAGCGGTTTCTTTGGCGGACTAGGCGATTCTCTTACAGAATATGAACAAGCTGTTGTAAAAGTAACAGAGGCTCAAACAGAACTAAATAAAGCCTTGGAATCTGGCGATGAAGTAGCAATTGAAAAAGCGAGAGAAAAGAAGAATGCAGCGGAATTGAATCAATTAAATGCTCAGGTCAATGCAGAAAAGTCTAGGGATAAGGCTATATCTAATATAAATGCAGTTGCTGATGCAATGACTAGATTAAGTGATGGATCAGCAAGCTTATCAGAAGTAGGGAATATTGTTGGTAATTTAGTTGATGCTTTTGCAGAATCAGGAAGTAAAATTGGGGGAATTATTGGGGCTATATTAAGTATTATAGATCAAATTGGAGAAAAAGGAGTTGTAGGGTTTGCTGGAGGTATTGTAAAATCATTAGGTCATGTAGCAGAGAAAGCTTGGGGCGGTTTTGCAAATGTATTGACTCTGGGTAAATTTAATATCGGTGGGGCCGATTATTCCGACTATAATGAGATGGTGGAAGAATATAATAAGTTAAATGACATATGGGATGAGTTGATAGATAAAAAGAAAGAATACATAGATATGTCCTATGGTCCCGAAGCCGCTAAAGCCGGAGAGGAAGCTATTGAAATAGCAAAAAAGAGCATTGAGTCTTATAAGCTATTAGGGAAAGAAAGGCTTAATTCTGGTGCATCTACTGGTTCTCACTCTATTGGTGTTCGTATTAGAAATAGCATGAGTCAGGAATTATGGGATCAGTGGGATGAGTTTGCCAAGTCAATAGGTCAGAATCCAGACGCAATTGGTGGCCGGCTTACTGGTCTCTTTGATCTGACGGCTGAGCAGCTTGAAAAATTAAAAGAGGAAGCTCCCGGCTTTTGGTCTAAGTTGGATGGAGATGTTCAAAACTACCTCAATAAGATTATTGAAGGTGAAGAGAGAATAGAAGACATTCAAAAGGCCGTTCAAGAGCAATTGACTCAAACATCATTCGATAGCCTGTTTGACAGCTTCATAGATACTCTTATGGATATGGATGCTTCGTCAAAAGACTTTGCAGATAATTTTGGAGAGTACATGCGAAAGGCTATATTCACTCAAATGTTCTCAAAGGGATATGAAGATGAATTAAGAAAATGGTATGACTCCTTTTCTGCAGCTATGGGTAAAGAGGGAGGCATCACCTCTTCTGATATTAAGGACTTAAGAGAAGGATGGGATATTATCGTAAATGGTGCTCTTGAAGACAGAAAGGCATGGGAGCAGATCGTAGGCGGTGGTGGCACATTTACTTCCCAGGGGTCTTCCAAGAAAGGATTTGCCACAATGTCTCAGGATTCTGCTGACGAGTTGAACGGACGCTTCACTGCTCTTCAGATCGCCGGAGAAGAAATCAAGAATCAAATGATGGCTGTTGTTATGGGAATAAATTCTCTCACAAGCATATCGTCTATTGGGAATGAAGTGCTTAACAACATTTTAACACAGCATGTTATAACCAATAGTTATTTAGATGATATTACCAAATATACGAAATTGCTAAATGACATAAAGGCTGATATATCCGAAGTAAGAGTTAATACTAAGGGACTCTCTACTCGCTAATTATAAACCATAAAATATATACAATATGCCAAAAGGTGAACTTTTTATAAACAATAAAGATTCCTACGACAATTGGGGAATTAGTATGGATACATCTTCTCTATCAGCACTGATGACTCCTGCTCCTAATAAAGAGTTTATAGAGAATAAATCAAGATTAGAACATGGCAAGCGCGTAATAGCTGCCAGCCCCAAAGTAGATGAGCGTAATCTTACGTTGACTATCAATCTTACTGCTAAAGATGAAAATGAGTTCTTTGAAAAATATGATAGTTTTTGTCAGGAATTGGCAACTGGAGTATTAAATATTAGATCTAAATATCAGCCTGATATAGTATATCGTACAATATATCTTTCATGCAATCAATTTACTCAGTTTATGAGGGGAATTGCACATTTTTCATTAAAGATAGTAGAACCTAATCCTATGGATAGAAATATTAACGATTAGAATGACACTTTTAATGTCATTTTTTTGTATTTTTGTATCAAACATCGTATGAAGGTATACGAAACTTATGATAGACATCAAAGACATATCCGGCAACATCCGTCTTTCTACTCCTATCAACGAAGGTAGTAAAAGAAAGTTCCAGCTAATGAGTTCTGATTACATTACTCTCAAGTTCTCATTAGCTGAACCTGTCTACTTTCAGCTTGGGGATTACATTGATGACGAGAATATTGGTTTGTTTGAGCTTGTAGACTTATATAAACCTACTTACAATACTACTACCGGAGGATATGACTACGAATTAAAGCTTGATGCTTACTATTGGAAGTGGAAAAATAAGAGGTTCTTCTATACTCCTCAAAGTAGTGGAAGAGAAGCTAGCTGGAATTTGACCGATACACTAAAGGTTCACATGGATGTGTTCTTGAAAAATCTAGAAGTGTTAGGCTATCAGTATAAAGGGAAAGCATTTACATGCAAAATTGACGATTCTGTGGATGATTCATCCAAGCTGATTTCATATGATAACATGAACATGCTAGACGCTCTTTCTCAAATGTCTCAAACATTTGAATGCGAATGGTGGATAGAGAAAGATGTAATCCGTTTTGGTCGTTGCGAACATGGTGATCCGGTCGATTTTGAGATTGGTGTTAATGTTAGTGCAATGAATCGGAGTGACAGTCAGACTTCTTATGCAACTAGAATATATGCTTTCGGTTCTACGCGAAATATTCCACAGACGTATCGTAAAAAACTGGTATTCGATGTTAAGAAGGTAAATGGGCGTGATATTTCTGATACATCACGAGTGCTTAATATAGACTATTTTCCTACCGATGACCAGATAGGAGATAAGTTTAAGGCATCTGTGCGGACAAGTGGATATGTCAAAGCCGGGTTGAATGATCTGAATTATGAATCTTTATCAAACAATCCAGCCGGGGGAACTTATGCAATAAAGAGTGAAGGTGCTTCGTTTAATATAGGAACAATAGTCCCTCCAGCCGGTTCATCTGTGGAGAGGGAATATTTACCATCAGGAATATATAGCTGGAGATGGCAGCTTCGATATAAAATCAATGATGTAGAGAAGAGTTATGGTATTGGAGGAAACGTACGCACTATATATGACAATCAGGAAAAAGAACTGACAGATAAAGTTGTCCTAAATAAAGAGATAAATATTGAGCGTGGGGCTACTGATTTGAAGTTATATATTGTCTTCCAACTACCAGGTTCAATTTCTTCTTTAATGATGATACTTGCCGGTTCATCTGGGGATATTACTATTGAGAATGTAGCTAAGTCGGCAAATGCCTCTGTGACATTCACTACGGGACCCAATGAAGGTCAGACATTTGATGCGATATATAATCCCGATTTTCAGATAGGGGAAGCAGCAAATGTTTTGCGTCTTCCCGAAGGAGTTAGTGTATCCGCCGGGAATATGTATACCATCAACAATATTATAAAAAGCCGAATTCCTATAAGCTATTTTTCAGATGATAAAACGCTATTAACGGTTGAAGGTATTGTAACCAAGCATTTGATGATGCCGGAGGGAGTTCCATACATTGACGCATACCCCGACATGTATACAGAGGAAGCTATTGAGCAGATTGTTGTTTTTGACGATATTTATCCAAGTCGTATAGGGGCAATCGGAGATGTATATACGCATTCATATACTGATACTACAGATAATCCGGATGGAAGCAAGACCGAATCGAAATGGGCTGCATGGAGATTTAAGGATGCGGACTTAGGCTTTCATTTCTCTGAAAGTTATCAACTACCAGGAGAGGAATTACGCGTAGCATTCCAATCCGGTCCCTTGGCTGGCATGGATTTTGAAGTTATATTTAATCCTTATGACTCATCGTCTGATACGTATCAGCCTGAACGCCTTGAAGATGGCACATGGAATCCAAGGGCACAGGTATATGAAGTAAAGCGCAATGATGATTATGGGCGTATGCTCCCAGATGACATATTGCATCCCACTAGCGGTGATACGTATATTCTATATGGGTACGATCCTCAATTTGTATCCGATAAGCTTATTCCTGATGCGGAGAAAGAAGTTGAAGAAAGGGCAAAGGAATATATCAACGAATTAAAGCAGGACCCATCTACTTATGACAATACGATGATGCCGGATTACATCTATGGTGTTGACCCGGACACCGGCATGTATGATCCTTCATTCGCGAAGAAGTTCTCTATTGGTCAAAAAGTAAACCTGATCAATAAAGCCTATTTTGAGGAAGGAAGGATATCGCGAATAATTGGCTATGAATATCCTTTGGATGTACCGTATGATTCTCTGGTGTATACTGTCGGGGAGACAGCTCCTTATTCCAAGTTGGGAGAACTGGAAAGTAAGATTGATTCTCTTACTTACCGTAAAGAAAGGATTAAGCAACAAATAATCAGTAGCGGCGGATCGTCTACTGGTACAGGCGAAGGAACCGCTAAGTTTACAAAAAACGTAGAAGTGACTGTGGATAAGGCGGGATATTTCAAGGCTGGTGATGTTATTCTGGAAGGCACTACAGTGGTGGATGCATTTATTAGAATGCTGTCTCAGAAATCAGTGGGAGAATTGAGAAGCAAGATCTCAACAGCAAATGATGTTGAGTTTGGTACAAGCAAAGGCTATATTACATATACTGCATCCCGGAATGGACAAGGACCAATGGAATCTGCATATTATGACGAAAATCCGAATAACAAGTTAAATTTCTCTGAAGAAGTTGGCGGCATTCAAACTGCGGTTAGGCAACTGGAGGGTACTTATAGTCAGAATGAAACATATAAAGCTACGGTCATCTATACTGCTAGTGAAGACGGCACATTGCCAAGACAAGAGATTAAAGACACAATCAGCGTAAATGTTAGACGCAAATGGTTTGCCGGCATATGTTCTTCCATTCCTAAGACTTCTGCTGAAGTACGTGCATTGGGATCAAGTGGACTATATAAGGGGGCGGGAACATATAAGTTTGATGTAAACGCATGGAAAATGATCGCAATTTGTCTGCCGGAAGGGACGTTAAGTGAGTTATCCGTCCCTACATCTCCCGGAAATATCATGGAAGATACAGGTATTGTTAGTGGCCCTACTACCATATCAGTAGAAGGAGCTAATGGAAGTACTGCAGCCAATTATAAAATGTGGATTATTCAGACAGAGACAATGAATGATAGTAACACGTTTACCTTTAAAACAGTGTAATTTATGGTTAAGATCAATGGAGTATCATTTGAAAAACAATATAGACGTACCACTTCAAGACCTATTGATAGTACGGATACATGGAAATCCAAAGAGGATGCGGAAAGCTATGCCCGTAATACAGATGCAGAGCCTTATGTTCCATATGATGGTCAGGTTATATCAATTGAAGGAGAAGAGGATATTTATATATTAGTTAAAGATGATACAATATCTACAGAAGATGGTAGAAAGCATTTTAAGCTTCATAAAATATCTACAGAGGAAGGAGCTGATGATAAGTATTTAAGTAAAGTCGATCCAGATTCTGCTAAAGGATTAATTACCTTCTTGGCTGGCATTGACGTAAAAATCAAAGCCGTTATCCAAAAACTAGTTGCTGAGGACGCAACTTTCTCAAAGGAAATATCATCAAAAGACTACGTGCAGAATCTCATCGGCTGGATGATTTCTCCCGATGGTCATATTGATGCGAAATCGC